TCCTCCTTCTTGCAGTGCGGGTTGCGCTTGCGGCAGTTTTCGCCGAACGCCCGCATGGACTGTGCCAGTGCTGCGGCATCCACAGTCTTGCGACGCTGCGAGAACGCACCGTAACCGCCAGGAAGCGGCTGCGTGTCCTTTGTGCACATTGCCTTCTTGAGCGTGCGCGAGAGCGCGTCTGCTGCACGTCTCTGCTGTCCTGCGGGCATTGCGGCGATGAACGGCTTCATCGTGCGGATGACCGAGAGCGCGAGTGCCCTGTCCGCCGTGGGGGCGGGCTGCGGATCATCCGCAGGGGTTTCCTCCGGCTCTTCGTCCTCGAGTTGCTCCGGTGGTACAGTCACGCTCTCCTCTTCGGATTCGTCATCCTCGGTCGGCGCAGGATCTCCCTCCTCCAGCTCCTCCTCGAGTTCGTCCAGTGTCTCTGTTTCCTCTGACTTCTCGTCCGGCTCTTCGTCGGGGTCATCGTCCTGCGTCTGCGCCTTCGTGAATGCGTCAACCTTAGCGTTGAGTGCGGCGACCGCGTCCATGAGTGCCGCGACATCTTTGTTGTGTGTCTCCTGCACTTCCTCCGGATTGCCGCTACCTTCCGCTTCATCAACGGCGCGTGCCGCCTCGCGGACTTCCTCCGGCTCTGCATCTTTTGCGAATGCCGCAAACATCCGATGCAGAATACTGCCCTTTTTTGCCATCTGTTTTCCTCCTTCTGGCTTTACCTTAGCGTCGCGGATTGCTACTTCGTGCCCCGCGCGCCCCTCTTCGACGACTGCGACATGATTGCCGATGATATCCATCTGACAGTATGTGCCGTCGTCTCTCTCAATGTATTTGCACTCGTAGCCGCACGAAATTTCGCGCTTACCCGCATCAATCTTGGCGATGAGCGCGGCGTCGTACACGACGAGATCACAAATCAGCTTATCCCTGTCCTCCCCGCTGCCGCGTCGGACATTCTGCACTGTTCCCTTGGTGTAGCTCGCGTAGTTGGACGCATCCACACCGACGGGCGGGTGGTCGTCTGTCACGGGTTTGCCCTCGAAGGACGCGACTGCCGAGGGCTTGAATACCTCGCTCTCCTCGCGGTACACATTGAGGAATCCGCCGTCATGGTCTTTTACTCCGAGCTCCTGCGGCATGTATTCCTGCATCCCCGTGCGGCAGATCGGGACGCTGTGACACACGAGGAAGCCCTCGGGCGTCTTTGTCATGTGGGGCGAGAATCTTGCCCCGTAGAATGCTTTCAATGGACATTCCCCCTCAAAATTGGGCATAAGAAAACCACCCTTTTCGGGTGGTTGGGCTAGTAAGCTAGAAATCTGCTCTATCGTTGAATGGAACTGTCTCTTCGTTTTCGAACAGCTTTCTATAGACATTTGGATTAAGCGGAAGCTCCTGCAACAGTTTGTTTGTCGCTTTCAGAAGTGCTTCTGGTGGTTCTCCTTGATTAAAGTATGGCTGATGCCTCATGTATTTCATTGCCATATGAAATACGGGGATTTCATCAAGTCTTGTACTGACGAGGTAGAACCATCCATTTTTCATTTTGTACATGACAGCGTCGTTGGTATAAAGAATGATTTTTTCGTATTCTCTCATTTTTACATCACCATCCTCTCCTTGCGTTTATTATGCAAAATGATTTTCTTTCAGTCAAGGCTTAATTCTTCTTCGCATCGTATTCTTCGATGTGTATTTTCCCTCCCATAATTGCTCTTATGTACACTTTTACTCCTCTCTCTCGGATTTTGCTTATGACTTTCGTAGATAATTTTCCTTTGTCGATTGTAATTGCTTCTACGTCTGCCATCGTCAAAGCTCCATGGTACTGTAGTTCCACATAGCTGTCGAGATCTTTCGTCAACATATCTAATGTGTAGGATTTTTCTTTACGCATGTTTTTTATTATTCTTTTTATTGTATCATCCATAGGATTGAAAATAGCGTCAACATTAGGGCAACCAGCTAATGTTTTTTCTCCAACAAGCGCAGCTCTGAGAGGAGGATCATTCGATGCTGGCCCGAGACTATCCCCTAAAGTATACGTAACTCTCCCCTTTAGCCTGTCCTTCTTAAACTGTACGGTTGCGTCTCCATAACCAAGGGCACCGCCTGCAATTTTGTACGATGATTCTGTCATGGTTTGACTTCCCATTTCTCTTTGCCCGGCAAAACCATAGCGTTCCATGTCAAACGCTTTTATTTTTTCAGTATCACAGCCAAATAAATTGCTTGATGCAGCACGTCTTGCGCCTTCATCATCCAGTCCGTTACTGGTTTTTGTTTCAAATAGGTTTTTGAACCAGTCTTCATTGCAATTTTCGAGGTACTCTGAATCGATTTGCATACAATAATCAGAATTGCTTACGATCCTTTGAATATTTTGCTTGAAGTCTTCTATTTCTTTTTCTGTTACCCCCACCGACTTTAGATGTCTTTCCATTGAATCATTGTACTCTCTCATTACCTTTTTATGTTTTTTAGGGTCGAGTGTTTTTGGTGGATTTTTCCGGTAAAAATCTTGCACTTCTGATGCCGTAGCCCTTTCTATGCCCTCCTTTACAAATTTACGTACAGCACGTTCGTGCTCTTTTCCCGTTGTTGCATTGTATTTGTTGAAAGATTTGTCCATCTCGCTGGTATTTGTCTGCTCCGCCCGTGCTCCCAGTTTCTTTGCCTTAGGCTGCGGGATTTCTCCGACCGCACCATATTTAATAATTGAAGCGACGGTATCCTTGAACGCTTCCTTGGAGATTTTCTTGTTTTTTAGCTCCTCATACACATTCTTGATCGCCGCTACTTCTGCATTTCCTAATCCATAATATTTTTGGATGCTTTTAACCTCTGGGACGGCACTGACGTCCCCTCCCAAAGCCCCGTAAGTTGCAAGGAATGAGATGTTATTTTTCTGCTTGGAGGATGAGATTTGTTCAAAAGCTCCCGTCTCCACTTTCTTTGCTTGCGGTTTGGTTATAGCCTGCAGTTTCGGAGCAGATTTCGGATTTTCAGCCGGTTTCTTCGCCTTTGTCTTCGCCTCTTCCTGTTTCGGCTTCTCCTTCGGCGTGAACTCATGCTTCGTCTTTCCCGTCCACTCCTTGCCGGTGAACTTCCCGCCAGCACCGCCGTCGATTTTCCCCTCCGTCAGGTGCACCTTCGAGCCGTTGATCGTGCGCCAGTTCTTCGGGTCAGGGTCTTTCGGGTGAGCTGCGTCCATCGTCATTCCCTTATGTATGGCGTAGGCGTCCAGACGCATGGAGAGCGCCATCAGTCCGAGTGCGACGCGCCTCATTTTGTTTCCCACATCAGAATCCTCCTTCAAACCGTTTCCTTGGCATACGCTCAACGTGTCCGCTGTGATACACCCGCATCGGGAATTTTAGCAAATCCAAATCAACGACAGGCTCCGGGTAGCACCTGCAATTCGGGCACTGCCCTGCGTGATAGTGCCCGAGCGTGTTCTTGTACGGCGTGCCATCGACGCGTCGCAGAGGAAACAAGTCCTCGGGCGCGGGCGGGTCGCTCCAACGTACGAGCACGCCGCTCATGTGCCGGTGACTGGATCGTGTCCTGCCGTCACCGTTATTACCTCCGCATGCCCGCCACACATACCAGTCCAGCCCCAGGTCTTCCGCCCGTGCCCGCACGAGGTTCGTCTGCGTCATGGACACCTGCGTCCGTGCGATCAGCTGCGCCCGCGCTTTCGTGTCCTTCGGGAACATACTTCGGATTTCATCGGCGATGTCGGACGCTCTTCGCCCCTTCATCGTCTCGCGCGCGACGTACGCCGTCACATTGTCGGCGATGTTCTTCGGAAGGGTCTTTATCAGGGCGGCATTCTCCTTCACAAGTGCCCGTATGCGCGCCCCACGTGCCCCCAGAAGCTCCTTTTGCAGGGCTGCATATATCTCCCTGCCCCTGCCGTTGTTTTGCGCTGCCTCGCGCCATGTACGCGCCGTATCGTCGAACAGTCCCGTCACCATCTTCAGCGCGATTGCCTCCGAGAGTCGGATGAAGTCAGGCGTCTTCGCGATGTGTTCCAGTGTCGCGACAACGAGCTGTGGATCGCTCGTCTCTCCGACGCGCATCACGATTCCCTTTGCGATCTCGAGGAGCGCCCTGCGGAACGCGACCTCTATCCTGCGTTTCGGCATCCATAGCGGCTCACCCATCCACTCGCCTCCTAAAAACAGGTATCAAAAAACCGCCTCTTTCGAGACGGTTCAGTTATCGGATTTGTCTGCCCTCTTTGTAGGCTTGGCGTGCTTCGTTGAGAGACATTCGGTTTGCGCCGCTCATGTCTGGGTTGCGTCTCTGCAAGTCATCGTTTTCCCAATAACAAACATCGCAAATCTCGAAGTCGTCACGCTCCTCGAACTCGAATTTCCCGCACACGGGACATTTAATCTTTTCCGCCATGATCGATATCATCCTTTCGTGCTTTCGTGTAGTATGCTTCCCCATCTACGGGCTTGAACAATGTGCGAATGCCTTTCTTGACGTTGGCTTTGACGAAATCATTCTCCTTGCGGTCATACCGCACCACGATTCCGTCTTTGT